GTCAAACGATTGTCTGCGTAATGAAGTACTCGTGTCCAATGAATACGAATATCCTTGGAAATGCCTTGCGTGCCCCCCGTAGTCACATCCTCCATTGTCACTTTGTAAAACAGAGGCAAACCATAACGGGGGCTGTTAGTACTAGGTTCGCGCTTCTCAATAGTTACAGCCGATTCATCAAAGCATTTCAAGAACAATAAACGGTGTTTCTTTACAGCACCTGTAAAATCATCAGGCATTACACCAGATGCACTTTCAACCGACTCCACTGGGGTATCTAACTTGCCACCATCGTCTATACCCAAAAGCATTATGCCATAACTACCAATCCCCGATAGTACATCCATACGCTTCAAAAAATGCAGAACATGTTTCTTTTGACGCAGCAAATCCCACGTCGTTTCAAACTCAGTTTCATCCTTTGTATCTTCCGTTTCAAACACATCTGGCAAACCCACCCAACATTCATCAGGCCAAAGATTAACCACACGACGCGCCACCCCATTACGATCAAACAACTTGCGGCATTGTGACGATTCGATATCTGCTGGATACCGACATTCATAATCAATGTCCAACCCAGGACTCAAATACTGCAACAATGAATTCACACGTGCTTGAGATCGCAACACGTTTAGATACGATCCCTGCAATTGTTGATCCTCAACCGACGATTTTGCCTTGCGTACTACCTTTTTCTTGGCCATGATCTATCCTCACGATTAAAGATTGTTGAATCCTATTTGGAATGTGCCCTGACACGTCTGCCCAAATGCTCCAGATAGCGCATCAACCTGATCCTTGAATTTGCTGAATGGAAAATATTGTATCTCCCCAATAAATGGTGCATGCCATGCCTCTGGCAATCCATCAATATACCCCTCAGGTGCCAGATAAACATTTCCCCCATTCACTTGAGACGCTACAGGATCAGCACGCAATTCTTTACCACCAGTAGGCCGATCAACTACAATACGCCACCCAGCTAGATTGCGTGTAGATGCCTGCGCGTCCCCTTTGCCTGAGCCCCCCGGTTCTTGTTCAAGCCCAACAACCACATGTTTACCATCTAACTCGGCACGCTGCTTCATCCGATTTTCCCGCGCAGCACTTTCTAACCGAAAACGATCCACATGTAAAATACACCAATTCTGATCCAAATCTTTACCCAGCCGCAAACCTACAGTCCAACACCCATCATCATATGTAGCAGCCTTATCCCAATACCGAATTTGTTTAACCCATTTTCTTGGATTGGTAGGATCGGGAGGTGTTTTGATCAACAATTTATCAGCCTGAAACATACCCCCACCAATAGGTACGGGTGACTGATCATATTGACCGGCGTACATAAAATCGCCACTTGCTTTGAGCTCTTGAAGTGCCAACAAACCTAAACGTTGGGGATTGAGTAGTTTGCCTTGATCGTGATAGTATTTTTTTAGGCTTGCAGGCTTTACCAATGGAGATAGTGTAGCAGGTAAACAAACATGCTTCACACGAATTTCCGCACGTTCAGCCATATCCAAAAGAAATCCTGTTGGATCTTCCTGAGACAACCGCTGCATTATCAGTATAGTGGGTACCAAATCAATTGCGCGCTTTCTGGATGGCAATGCTTCTAAGATAAACTCTTTGACAGCTTTCGTTTCTGCAATAGACCTCGCTGCCCTAGGATTCAGCGGATCATCTATCACCACCAAATCCCCATGCTTCCCCGTGATGCTACCTTGTGTGCCCGCACTAAATCGCACACCCCCCGCTTTAGTGCCATACGTGCCAACAGCATTCATATCACCGCGAATTACAACTTCTGGAAAACAAGCTTTATACTGTTCACTCCGAATCAAATCTCTAGCTTTGCGTGCATGCCCCACCATCAGATTTTGCTCATAAGAACAACCGATAAAATTCATAGATGGATTTTTAGCCCATATCCATCCATGCAAAAATATCGCAAATATCGTAGACTTGAGACTCACCGGAGGGATGTTGTATATGATATAATCGTAACGTTTCTTTTTGCGTGCTAATATTCGTTCCACTTCGCGTTGTGCATCCCAGCACAAATACTTAATATGCCAATTGGATTGCAGCGGTTCGTTCTGTACGACTATAGGCCAAAACTCTTTCACGAATTCGTAGAAAGATTTCCGCGTGATACTCCGAATCACATCGTATTCACGAAACCCAATCATGCGACAACCTCAGCATCTATCGCTTTCGCCGTACGCAAATGTGCAAGTATTTGTTTCTGGATAGGCAGTGGCAAGTTCAAACTTTCCATGGGGAACATTTTATGGTTATGATCTATTTGACCTTGCACATTGACATCCAGTGATGCTCTATCCCCGTATCCTCGTTTTTTCAATCGTGACCGCGCCACTGCTAATATAGCTGGCTCACTCCCATCAAGCACCTTGCGAATTAAACTACTCTCAAACATATCGTCTTTTATGTCCTCAATTTCACGGACAAGTTTTTGAAAATCAGAATCTAAATACCATGTTTGGAATGTGGCCCGTTTGATGCCCACTTTACGGCAAGCAGCAGCGATAGAAAACGCAGATTTTACAAGGGCACACAAGAACAAATGCTGACGAAAATCTTTTCCATAATTGGCGAACATCGCTTCCACTTTTTCAATGCCTACATTTGCCCTATGCATACGATCTAATTTATGCCACAGCAACCTCATTGGCTCACTCAATCTATCGTATACATAATCACCCATATCGTATGTACATTTGCGTGATTCTTTACGCCAGCGACGTCCTCGGCGAATTGCAAAACGAAATGTTGGACGTGTTTGAATCCAATTATCGATTGTGGGTTTACTGATGTTCAGGACCTTTGCTATCTGGGACAATTTCAAACCATCACGCGCTAATTCATAACCCACAATAGCCAATTCGGGTTTCCATTTCCGCATCCACTTTTTCTTAGATGTTGCTTGTACCATGCTATCCCTTCCCATACAAAAACCGAACGTACATACATTAAGTATACGCCATATATGCAAAATTACTATAATTTTCGCATAGAAAAAATAGGGATTCTGCGGTAAAACCCCACATCCATCCGAAAAACCCGTACTTTTATTCAAAAATCCCAAGATTTCCCTTGCCCATCTATTATAATATAATACTATTATAATAGTATAGTAAAGAAGATAAACAATATAGACATTAGCATTTTGGAAAGGGAAAGACGATGGACTTTATTGCAATGACAACACTTGCTGGCGGGCAATTCATTTTTGAGGCCAGTACGTTTCGCGCGGCAACCGACTACCCGGCAAGTACCACGCCACTTCTGCCGCGCCGCACGTCTATCTCTTGCGAGGTGGGTGGCAAGGAAGTAACCGGTTGCGTCACGGAGACCGCCATTGAGGTTACGGACAAGGTCAATTACTACCTCAGCAAAGAATGGTTGGCAATCAAAGCCAAGGAGGCATAGAGCCCCTTAACGCCCCCGCGCTGGCATAGGCGGGGGCTTGGAAAGGATGGCGGAAAGGTAGAACGATGAAAACCATACCCGACACACCATTTCAAATTGGCAGTAAAGTATGTGTACATCGAATGCCCGATTGTCGTCATGATACGCTCGGAGTAATTACTAAAATATGGGAAGCAAAAGCCCTCACAACCGCATTCGGAAGCCCTCAATATATTACTCGCATTCGACTAACCAAAGGACAACGAACGCGATGCCCCAACTGTGGATTGCATGGGCGTCAATCCTTTATGGACTGTCACTCTATTTATCTCGAAACAATAGATGGGGGAACCTGAAGAAAATGGACACGTCAAAACAACGCATTGAGACAGCACTAAAATCTCTCGATGAAAATCTCATGCGGCACACAATTGAGGCTATCCGTAAGAATCTGGGATGGAGTCGATACAAGCTTGCCAAAATCGCAAAACTCAAATCCACCCAAACATTGTACAATTATCTGAACGGGCGCAGTGCAATGCGGCATGACAACTTACATAAAGTACTTAACTGTTTACTAAATAAAACCCCAGATTAAACGAAAACAAAAAGCTTAGATTTCTAAGCTTTTCGCTTTACCGACTAGGCTGTCGTAGATATACTAACTGTGCCATGAACGCGGACTGAAATACTAACGCAGGAGGTATTAAATGTCTAGCATCGCTCTGCACACAGACATAGCGGCCGACAAAGCTTTACATGAAGACATCGCAACTGAAACATTTGAACAATGTGAAAAACTGATGTATCAATACGTTTGGAAATTCCACAACCGCTATGAGGGTAATTTTGATGATTGGATAGGTGAAGGCCATCTAATATTTATGAAATGTCTGCATACATATAACAACCAATTTGCGTTCACAACATGGTTCGCGTTCAAATTACAAATGGGTTTTATCTCTATAATACGCAAAAAATCACGACACACACAACCCAAAATCAAATACGATACCGAACTAGCAGAATCCCTATGTCCAACATACCACACAACATTCGCAACCAAATGTGAACGTGTATCCGACCACGCATGGGCTGTGTGGCAAATGCTACAATATCCCCCACGTGAACTAGATAATGAAATTGATGCAGACGACCCAACCAACACACTCGATGCTATCATATGGTACTGTACAACGAAATTGCAATGGACCAAATCTCAAGTGCTTGAAAGCTTGACAGAACTGTGGGAATGTAGCCTATCATGACGTCGTTATACAAATATCAAAAGCAAGGTATATTAGCAATCGAACGGCTTGATGGCCGCGCATTGCTGGCTGATGATATGGGCTTAGGCAAAACCATTCAGGCTCTATACTACCTACGCCGAAACAAAACAGCCACAACCCCCACCCTGATCATATCCCCCGCTATAGCCAAATGGGAATGGCAAGAGCAAGCTCGCAAGCACACAAGACTACGCACCACGGTAGGTGAATCTTTCACGGCCCCCAAACATTTCGATCCTCAGCAGCACAAACGCATAGTCATCAATTATGAAATCGCACTATACTGGTCCCGATTTATCATCCGCCACATGCGGCCACAATGCCTGATCCTTGATGAAGTCCACATGATTAAATCTATGGGTGCTGACCGCACGCAGATCATCCGTAAAATCGGCGCAAACATCCCCCACATCATAGCCATATCAGGTACACCACTACTCAGTCGCCCCATTGAATTATACTCGACCATCAATCTGCTATGGCCCAAATCCTTTCCCCATTTCCTACCGTACGCTACACGCTACTGTAAACCAAAATTTGTATACGGACGACTCGACTTTACTGGGGCGTGTAAATTGCCACTGCTTCGCGCCAAACTGAAACGATTGGGAATGATTCGACGACTGACAAAAGACGTACAAAAAGAACTGCCCAGTATACGCCGGATTGTCAAATTAGTGCATATTGACAATATGTCAGAGTACACCAAGGCACGAGACGATTTCAAAGCGTGGATCGCCAAAACCAAAGGCCAAAAAAAGAACCGTGAATGGAGAGCCGAGCGGTTAGTCCGCAACGGCTATCTACGCAGATTAGCAGCACAAGGAAAAATAACCGCAATCATCGAATGGATCGAATCGTTTCTTGAAGAAAATGACGGTAAACTCGTATTGTTTGCCCACCATCACTTTGTAATCGATGCCATACTAAAACGATTTTCCCGCTGCGCCGTTTCTGTTTACGGAAAAACCAATGGCAAAGCAAAACACAGCGTCGTGAAACGATTTCAAACATCCAAACGCATCCGCATATTTATTGGATCGTTAGCTGCAAAAGAAGCTATCACACTCACAGCAGCTAGTACACTGGCTTTCGCTGAATTGTGGGATGTGCCCGGTTGGCACAAACAAGCTGAGCAACGCATCCGACGAATCGGGCAGAAAAGCAAACATGTACTCATCTACTATTTTATTGCCAAAGGAACGGTTGATATTACAGTAGCCGAACGCATAGAAAGAAAACAAGGCGTTGTTACTCAAACGCTTGACGGTAAACGCGAAGACCAGCAGCTAAACATCCACACATTATATCTCAGGGGACACAAATGAAACGCCGAAAACCAACATCCATTCTATTCATCAAAACTGGAGAAACCTTTCCAGCGGAACTGAAAAATGCTTTCTCCGCAGAATGTCGGCGACGTGGTACCACCATGACTAAAACACTGGCGAAACTCGTTCGCAAATGGTTAGAAAACCCAACAGGGTAAAAACCCAACTTCCATAAGGAGAATGACTTATGAATAAAACGGTCTTTTTTGCTATTGTTGGGACGATGATGGTATGTTTCATATTGTGGTTACAGGAGCCAACAAACACGAGACACACACGTGAGTACAAACCATACAGAGCCCCGTCGCCGCCAACAGAATCAACCCCAGACTCCGTCTCTATGAAAATCGAGGCGTGGACTATGGCGGAGAGCTTTGTGAAAGACCGTCTCAAGTCACCAAGTACAGCACGGTTCGGCGGTATTTTACGTGGTGACTATCAGAACCCCAGGGAATGCGTCACGTATTTGGGCAACACCGAATATTGTGTGATAGGATGGGTGGATGCCCGGAACACTTTCGGAGGACTCGTGCGAACTGATTTTGTATTGAGACTAAGACGTAACGATGAAAATAGTTGGAGTATGGTTGAACTACCTATTATGGTTTCAAGGTGAGAGTATTAAATAATCCCAATTGAAACGGCGATGACCTCTATGGATTTTGAAACGTTATTACAATCAAATGGAATACGCACAGCGCCCGAAGGCCACCACCATGCCCGATATGGATGGTTGCAATTTGACTGCCCATTCTGCGGCACGAACAGTGGCAAATATCATATGGGATATGACATCACCAATAAATACGTCAACTGCTGGAACTGTGGTCACCACTCCATTACCGAGACAATGGCAGTCCTATTTGGAATAACCTATGTAGAAGCCAAAACGATTGCCAAGGGTATTCGGCCCGAACATCAGCAACTAAAATTACACACAGGTCAATTCCTTAAACCCGCTGAAGTAGGCTCACTACACAACGCACATAAGCGGTATATAAAATCCCGTGGATTCGATTGGCGGTATATTGCTGAATTGTGGTCTGTTCAAGGCATTGCCCTATCTAATCCCGCCATGCAATGGCGCTTGTTCTTGCCTATATTTTACCGGGGAGAACGCGTCAGTTGGACAACTAGAGCTATTGACGAGGACATACGTCCGCGTTATCTTTCTGCCAAACCAGAATACGAAACCATTCCACACAAAACCTTATTATACGGTGAAGACTTCGCGCGACATGCTATCGTTATCGTAGAGGGTCCCATTGATGTGTGGGCCATTGGTCCTGGCGCAGTAGCTACGTTTGGTTTGTCTATCACATCAGCACAAGTTCTCAAAATGTCTAAATACCCCATACGTGCTGTATGCCTCGATAATACAAAACAAGCGCAAGATACAGCACGAAAACTTGTAGATTCGTTGTCTGGATATAAGGGTGAAACGTACAACATACAATTGAGTGGTAAAGACGCAGCCGAATCGCCTTCCACTGAATTGGAGCAAATCAGAAAGGAGATTTTAACATGAAAATCAAAGTTTCCAAGATCAAACCGAATCCGTACCGACGGATGAAGACGTATCCAATTGACAAAGACAAAGTCAAGCGACTTGAAACATCAATTCAAGAAACAACCTTTTGGGATAACATCATTGCACGTCCACACCCAACGAAAAAGGGATTCTTTCAGCTAGGATACGGCCACCATCGACTTATCGCGCTTAGAAATTTGAGTGTTGATACTATTGACATTCCAATCCGCAATATCGACGATGCCACAATGTTGCGGATCATGGCGAATGAAAACCTGGAATGGAATCATTCCCCTGCCGTTATCAACGAAACCGTCCATGCCGCCCGTGATTTCCTGAATAAGGAGTTGGCGAAATATGCAACGTGGGAAGAATTTAGGTCGGGTGAAAATACCCTACCTATTATCACATCAGAGCCAGAATTCAGAAGCATCAAAGGCAAAGGTGCTGGACACGTTACCATCCTCAAGTTTCTCGGTGGTAATTGGAAAGACTGGATGGTGAAGGAAGCATTGGAAACTATTCGATGCTATGTAATAAATAAAAAGACAAAAACAAAAACACACATTGAACGTAACGCAGTAGAAAAATTCCCCACCATGTCTCAGGCACGTGAATTCAAAAAGGCCGTTGTAGATTACAA